GCTTTGGTGTATCGCCTGCACCTGCTACACGGACTGAAACACGGTATGTCTGAGCAGATGTAGACTGGTTACAGATGACGACGCTAGAGACAACTGCTCCTAGCGATGTCGTTGCTGTATACAGAGTGGTGAGGTTAGATGAAGCGCCTGCCGCTGTTGTTGCTGCTGGGACTTGCTGCCCAAGCACTTTATATGCACTTGCCATTTATTTTTCCTTTGCTTGGTTAAGCGCCCATTGTCAGGAACGCGATACTTGTGACATCACTTGCTGCTGCTAGTTGACCTGTTACGCCATGGACATCTGCTGTGGCATCAAAGTGAGCCTGCATATCTGTCATGTCTTGTGCTGAGATAACGTGGCGCACAACTGCGCCAGTACGGTGAGCCTGCGGGGTTGTGCTGTTGTAGCCACGAGTTACTGTGAAAGTAGTTGCTGCCGTTGTTCCAGTAACCAAAACCAATTCTTCAGATGCTGCGTTGTAGTCAAGCGCAAGAACGAATGGGTAATTAGTTGGAAAGCCGCTGGCTGAACTGAGGATAATGCTGGTAACGGATGAGTTGATATTTCCGTTGATAGTTGTATCTTGCGCTGTGGCGCTGTAATAACGTTGTGGTATTGGCTATCCTCAGCTTGTGTAATGGGTGCGTGGTGGGTACTGCTCTTGAAGGCGACGTACTTCCACGAGCAAACGCTGGTTGTACATCTGTTGCAAAACTCTGCCAATGTTGGCTGCTGAGCCAATTGGATCATTACCTTGCTGAGCATCTGCTTCAGCTGTAGCCGCTGGGACACGACCCATATCTAGGTACATTGCTGTACGGTAGGCAGCACCGAGGATGATTACTTCACGGGCTGACTCAGATAGACCAGTCATGCTGAAATCATCTGTGTCGTAGGTAAGGGTGGTTGGCTTCTTGGTGTAGGTAATCATTACGGTACGACCAGGAATGATGCCTTCACGGATTGAGATGGTCTTACCGCTTCCCCATGTAGTTGGGTTAGCCATACGGTCAATGCGGTAGTGACGCACTGGGAGCCATTCCTTAGAAGGGCCAATGGTCTGCCATGAGGCACCAAGAATATCCACTGCCTCGTTAGGCAATTGGTAAGTTGTTACAGCTGCTTGCCATGTAAAGGTTGTGTAGAAAGTACCAAACAAATCTGGGTAAACGCCATCAATTGCAAGGTTGAGGTTACGGCGGATAACACTTCTCGGAAAGGAAGGCGAGATTGTTACGCGGGTACCAGCACTGTGTGTGGTAGCCGTGGTGTCACGAAAACCTCTACCGTATGATGGGATAGTTGCCGTATTTGTAGTACGGTCAAATGAGTCTACCCAGATTAGTTCGTCATCAATTTCAACCAAACCACGAGTTAGCACAGTGCCATCGGCAACTGTAAATGTGGTATCAGTTGATCCAATATCTGCTGTGAGGAAAGTGGCCTGATCCTGACGGTTGGTGTAACCAGTCAGGGCAAGGTTGGTCTCATCAATCAGGTTTACAAATGTACTCACGATACGATCCTCGCTGCCGCTTCATTTTCGCCAAGGCCAAATGTGCCAGCGAGTAGGTTCAAGATGCCTGGTGTATCTTCAAGATAGTTCTTGCCACCATGGCGTGATGCATAGATCTGATTAAGCACGTCAATGCCACGAGTAGCATTGTGTGAACCAAGAACAACTGTTCCCCACTTGAGAGCAGCACCATCAAAATCGTACTGTGGTACACCATTGATAATGGTGCCTGCCAAACGATTGAGATGATATGTTGCAGTTAAGCCGTCTCCTGATGCCATATCAGATCCTTTCTAAAATTGGTTAGTTACTTAGTTCCGCCAACACCGTCATACTGACCGTATGGATCTTGTGGCTTGCCTGATAGCTTGTCGCCAGTCTTGCCGATCATGTTGCTATTGCAACCGCACTCTACGCACATGTTATTTACCCTTCTTTGCTGGTAGGACTTTCTTCAAATTTGGATTAGCCTTCTTAGCGGCTGGTGATGCCTTGCGAGTTGATGAAGCAAGAATCGCTCCAGCTGACTCCATTGATACGCCTGACTTCTTAGCAATAGACTTTTGCGCTGCGGCAAAGCCCATACCCTTTTTTGCTGCCATTAGACAACCCCTGCTTCTGTGAATGACTTTGCAGTCTGTTTGGTGATTTTGTTTGTTGCTGGCATTACGTCAGCGTTATATGCCTTGCCTAGAGTTTCGCTTGCCTGATGGGCTTCACGAATAGCCTGAGTTGATGTACCAGCAGGTTGAATACCCTGCGCTCTTGCATCACGATAAGATTGAAGTTCCTTATCCCACTTCTTCTGGGACATAGAATCGGCTCGTCCAGCGTCTCCTGTGTTGAGTTCTAGTGTGCCGAGCTTGCAAGCAAAGCAACCATCAACATAAACGCTATGCTCAAAATGATCCGATGGTGTTTCCTCATAAACGAATGGGGTGGCACTAACTTCGCCACACTCCGAGCAATCATATTCAACTGGGACGGAATTGTACTTCTCATCCATTCCCCATTTGCTTACCCTGCTTGTATGCTGATGTTGCATTTTTGACTTCCTCAAAGAAAATTAGGTTGCGCTGTATGCGCTCGTTTTCAGGACCGTTAGCCTTCACCGCTTCGCGTGTGAAAGTTATTGCTTCATCAATGTGCTTGAGATTGTAAGCAGCGATTCCTGCAAGGTCGTAGGCTTTCCAGTCCCAGACTGCTGACTCGTAGCAGTAGTGGTTTGATCTAGGAGCTTCCAGAGCGTTAAGAGAAGCATCTAGGCATCGCTGCCATTCTTGCTTTCGGTACGCATCCATTGCCACACCGAACTGCGGCTCACCTTGCACGGGAAGAATGTCTCTGCCTTTGTCATACCACATACGAGCAGATTCTTCTTGGCCAAGTTGATGCGCTGCTTCTCCTGCCCATCGGCAAACAGCAGCACTTTCAACATCCCAGCCACCGTTCTCTAACTTGCGTTCAGCTGCTTTAATAACATCTTCCCATTTGGAGTAGAAGAAGTATTCTCTGCACATATAAGTCCACATACGTGGATCTTGGGGAAATTCTTTGACTGCCATTTGCAGCAGTTCTATGTATTGACCGCGTGACTTTGTGTTGTCTGGCAAATGCTCAATAACAGCATTGCGGATGTCGCAGTCAATCGTTTCGTGCTTGCCGTAAAAGACTTGCACTTCATGGCATGGATATTTCCATGTCCAATTCCATCTGGTATGAAGCCGATCACGTTCCCATTTGTTGTCATCGGTTTTCATGGTGATCCAGCCTAGGTCAGCACCTGGCTTCCACTTCTTACGAACCTTCTTAAAGAAATCAGGTTCTGGCACTTCATCTAAGTCTAAGATCAAACAGACATCAGTATCTTCTGGCACCAACGCAAGTGCTGCGTTACGAGCCATGTCAAACCTAAATGGCTTGATGTTGATTTGATGAACTGTTACTCCCAGCTCTTTAAGTTTTTCTTGTGTGCCGTCCGTGCTGCCAGTATCAGCAACAACAACATAATCAGCGCCAGCACAGGCTTTCGCAAAACGTTCTGTATGAAGAATCTCGTTTTTAGAAATGGCATAAACTGCTATCTTGGGCATATCGCTATTGTATCACATACCGCCAAAAAGCAAGCCAGAAACAATTGGGTCCATAGCGTGGTTTGAAGCAGTCAAGTTACCCGCTGAGTCAATCTTTGCCAATACCGAACCGCTTGAATCTTGCCATTCAGTAAGGTTTGCAGTTTGTGAGGGTCTTGCTCGTATAATTACTGAAACAGTTGTTGTTGTTCCATTTGTAGCCTGGAAGTTAGTTGTTGCACCAAGCGCTCCACCACCAGAGTTGAGTCCATTGTTTGCATAAATAGTTCCACTACCAGTAATAAACGCGCCGTTGGTACCAGATACGGTTTGCCATTCCTGAAGGTTTCCTAATTGTCCACTTTGACCTACAACAATAAGTGGAGTTGCACCAAGAGAGTTAGCAACAAAGGTTGCAGTTGCCGATTGAGTAAATGCTCCAAATGCGCTTGCCGTACCCGAAGCGGTAAATGTTGCTGCGGAGTTATAGACAGTAAATGTCCAAGCACCTGATGATCCGCCGACTGCACTAACTGGAAATGTGCCGTTGAAATAGGTTGGCGTAATACCCGTGATTGTAACTGTTTGACCTGTGACAAGACGAGAAACTGTACCTGCGTAAGTGTAGGTTGCAACCGTAGTGGATGAAGCGGTAGCAGCGGTAAGTGTTACTGATGTTGTCGCAACAATGTTTGTTGATGGACCAGAATAAATTTGTCCTGCTGCATTTACACCCGAAAGAACCGTACCTGCTGAGTTTTGATTCTGAACAAGATCAGAGGTTTGTGCGCTATTAAAGCTTTGGTTAATTGCTGGTACAGAAGTAGCGCTGTATGCCTTAGTAGTAAACCCACCTTGTGCAATTACTCCTCCACCTGAGTAAATTGAAAAAAAACCAGATTTAAAAGTAGCGCTGCCGATATTTACAGTACCGTTTGAAGATACATATAAAGACTTTACTCCATTAAGCGAAACATCAAAGATATCCACTGTCTGCCCAGTAGGAGCATTGACAGTTAATGGAATAACGCCTGTAGATGTTGGCGCGATTGTCTGTGGTGCGGTGAAAGTATTAGATGTAGCCAATTCGGGGACAACAGTTGTATCAACAATTAAGTTATTTGATGATGTTGTTAATCCTGTACCAACATTCAGCGCAACAGTTTGTGTGCCTGAATTATAAGTAACTGGGGCAGTTGCGGTTACTACACCTGTTGGACCTGTGGCACCTGTAGAACCATTTGTGCCATTAGTTCCCGCTGCTCCAGTAGCGCCAGTTGCTCCAATGTTGCCCGCAACTGCAAAAGTCCATGCAGAGAATGTTCCGCTACCGTTAGTTACATCTGCTGTAATGATAAAGGTTCCGCCGCCAATATAGTTGGCTGGACCTTCCATCCAGTTTGCTGGAGTGGTGGTATAAATGGCTCTAATGCGCTGGCCTGCAACAAATGCCCCAGAATCTCCAGTAAGGGTAAATGTTTTAATACCCGTGCCAATGGTAACTGATGAAGTTGATGTTACTCCTGAGTAACCAGCACCAGTGTTACCAGTTGCACCTGTATTACCTGTAGCGCCCGTGTTACCTGTTAATCCAGTAGGGCCTGTAGGGCCTGTTGGACCTGTGCTTCCGATAGCTCCAGTCGCACCAGTGATTCCTTGTGCGCCTGTATTTCCTGTTGCTCCTGTGGATCCTGTTGCACCAGTCGCTCCTATCGCTCCTGTAGGGCCTGTATTGCCCTGTGAGCCTGTATTACCAGTCGCCCCAGTATTGCCTGTGGCTCCAGTATTTCCAACGGCTCCTGTGGCGCCTACAGCGCCTGTATTGCCTGTGCTTCCAGTGTTTCCAACTGCGCCTGTTGGGCCAGTAATGCCTTGCGCTCCTGTTGCTCCGACAGCACCTGTAGCACCTGTGATGCCTTGCGAACCTGTGACGCCTGTGGCGCCAGTGTTGCCTGTGGCACCAGTAGGACCAACAGGGCCAGTTGCACCAACGCTACCTGTCGCACCAGTTACTCCATTTGCCCCTGTGGGTCCAGTAGACCCTGTGCTTCCAACAGAACCTGTTGAGCCATTAGCACCCGTGGGTCCTGTCGCTCCGACGTTACCCGTGGATCCTGTAATACCCTGGCTTCCAGTAGATCCAGTTTGGCCAGTGCTACCCGTAGCACCTGCTGCACCCGTTGATCCAGTTGCTCCAGCAGAGCCAGTGGCTCCTGTATTTCCTGCCGAACCTGTTGCTCCAGTTCCGCCTTGTCCGCCTGTATTTCCAGTGGCTCCAGTTGCACCTGTGTTACCTACCAATCCTGGGTAGCCCATTGGGCCTTGTGGACCGATAGGTCCAAGTTCTACGATGTCAAGTTGAGTCGTAGCAATGTCATAAACGTTAGTTGTGACTGGGATCTCTACAATTGAGATGCTATCTGGTGTGACTGCCATTAGTGTGTCACGCTCGCATTTACAACAAAGGTTCCCTGAAGAATCTTGTAGACAGATCCGTCTGTATTGTTTGTAAGATTCAAGTCATACTGGTATGTACCAGCTGTAAGGGCTGCTGTCTGAGCAGCAGTAAGATGAAGGTTAATACGGCCATATGCGGCATCAATTGTTGCTCCGCCTGTGGCAGTTGAAAATTCAACAATAACAGCTGTATCGGTTGCTGCTCGTACCTGCATATCAGCTGAGTAGTTTGTAAGGTTTACAGGAACCCCGCCAATCTTCCAGACTGGCTTAAGGTCAAAAGTAGTACCTTGATAAACTGTGAGGTTGTATCTACCTGGATTCATCAGGACTCCTTAGACTGTTGTGATGTTTGCGCCGTAACCAGCGTTAATCAAAATTGTTCTCTCTGGGTCGGTGATGATGTACTCATGCCCGCCGAGGTAGCAGTAATCTGCCGCTTGCGTTTCATCCACGCCTGGGGTTCTTTCACTTTTAACTGTTGTGCCGTATACAAGAATCGTATTGGCACGGGCAATTCTATAACGCCAGAACAATCGCGTGAAGCCCGCTGGGCCTTCTTCCACCGTAGGTGGCTTAAACATGTATGCCATTGTTCTCCTTATTGGGGTTAGCCCCCGCCCGAAAGCGGGGGACTAACACTTACTTCAAACTACGCTGTGTGGATTGAAGATGTTGATTCAATACGAACGAGTGATGGCTCACGGTAACGTGCCCATCCAAGTACGCCGTACCATCCGATTGGACGGAAACGCATCAACTTGTCAACGATTGGTCCGAAGATGACATGTGGCTCTTCAGCAACTGCCTCTGCGAGTGCTTGCTTACCTGCAACGAGTGTACGGAATACACGGACGCCGCCTGTAGCGTTGACATATGAAGAAGTGCCGAAAGTACCTGATGCTGAACCAGCACCTGTACCGTCAGTGAAGTTGGCCATACGTGGAGACTCAACGAACATTGCGCCTTCGTATGTTCCGATTGTGCCTGGCCAGAACTCAGAAGCACCTGTCTCTGAGTACTTGTGGTCATCACGCCATCCGCCAGCACCAGTCTCAGCACGAAGATCGTGTGAAACTTCTGGGTGGATACCAACCCAGTAGTACTCGCCCTGACGTGGGACAGCCTTGTTAGCACGGAGCTTAGCGACAGCCAAACGGATGTCACGAGACTTGATTACGTCTGTTGAGAGGATTGACTTGTTAGTAGTACCGTTTGTGTATGTACCAGCAAAGGTAGATACTGCGTTACCGTTAACTTCTGCAATTGCGTTGATTCCGCCTGTGAGGGTAGAAAGCGCAACTGTGTCAAGTGAGTCAGCCATGTTGAACGCGATGATGTCTGCAATCGCTGGATCAACGTCTGAGAGTGAGAACAATTCAAGCTTACGGGTTGCAAGTGATGCATTTCCGTATTCCTGAAGTGTTACTGAAGCTGTTGTTGTGTTACCAAGTGCAACTGCATCTGGATCAACTTGCTCAGTAAGTGGTGTTGTTGCAGCCGAGAGATCAGTATAGAACTGGAAAACGACTGATGAACCAGGCATAGCCTGCTGTACTGGCTTCTTGTCCGCTACATCGCGAACCATTGGCACAGCACGAAGGGCGAACTCTACGTAACGATCATAGGCGGTCTGTACGAGTGAGGTACCGAGCGAGCCAGAGGTCGTATCTGTATATGCGTTAGCCATTGTGTGTCACCTTCTTTCTGTAAAGGTTTGTGCTTGGATGGGTTTTGTTATCGTCGGAAACGTTGGCTTGGTGAGCCTGTTAACGCGTTAAGTTCTTCAACTGTCTTTGCCCCAGCAATCTTTGCGGCCAGATCCTGGTCACGAGATGGGGTGTTCGCGTTTTGTGTTGCAGCGTCAATGCGCTGATATGCTGCCACGTTTGCTTTGGTTTCTTCTGATGTTGGAGCAGGTTCCTGTCCAGCGATCTGGAAGCCGAATACATCGGCGTTCTCTGATAGCCAGGCATCAACTGCTTCAGGCGTTGAAATATCGCCAGGAATAAACTTGGCGACCTTTTCTGGTACGCCTTTATTAGCCAATACTTCTTTGACTGAACGACTACGAAGATCTGACTGAATTTGCGCCAACTGATCAGCCAGTTCTTTCTTTTCTTTCTCTGCACGTTTTAGAGCCTTGCGGAGATTTGCTGGTCCATTATCTGACTCAGCTGTTTCATTAACGAAGTCATCTTCGTCATCTTCATATTGGTTTGCCATACGGCACTCCCTTTCGTTGATTGAGACGCAGGCCACAAATTCTCACAGGGGAATGAGGTTTGGCTCCCGCTACCAGTCTTAATACACGTCATCGGCGCTGGTGGACCGTGACGGATTCTGTTTACTGTAGGCCGCTTGTATCGCTAATGCCTAGGCTGCCTTTACCTGCTCCTGATGAGCCTGAGAAGGCGCTGACTTCTTGAGTCTTGAGACGCTCAAGTTCTGCTTGGGCTTGTGCCTGAGTTTGTGTACCAGGTTGACCAAATACTGCGGTCTGTAATTCCTGACCAACATTTCCTGCTGTGCCGTAACCCTGATAACGATTAGCAAGCGCTTGTGTTGCTGGCAATTGCTGAGCGATGTTCTGGAATCCAGTCTGTGCTTGGGCTTGTGTGACACCCGCTGCTGCCAACTGCATTGCATAATCTTGTGTGGTGTTAACACCAGCACGAGCCGCTTCAGCTCCAACTTGTGCTGCCTGAACTTTCTGAGCAACGATGTTTGATGCAGTTGCTGGATCAAGAAGATGAAATACCATATCGCCAGTGCCAAGACCCATTTGATTTAATTGCTGAATGACATAAGGATCTTCTGAATTGACCGCTGTTGTGGCTGCATCAATACGCTGTTGTACTTCTGCTGGGGATACATCTACCGACATCAATTTGCCAATGTAATCATTGTTAATTGCTGTTGTTGGCAACCCTGCGCGAAGCATTACTGCCTTGTACTGTTGCTCAGTGGCAATATATGTTGCTGGGTCAAGGACTGGTAGGCCAGCTTGCTGACGAGCAGTGTTTGCTGAGAATCGTGTCTGCCATGCAGAGGCAAGAGATTTAATTGAAGGGTCTGAGGAATTAACCGCAGATGGGTCTTGAATAACCGCCTTGATGGTGTCTGATGTATAACCTTTTTGCAACAAACCTGTAATGCCAGATGCAATATCTCCGCTTAGGCCATAACCAGTAAGGGTAGATGTAAGCAACTGAAGGGCATTTTGATCTGTTGATGGAGCAGCGTTTGTCGCTCCTGTTGCCGTTGTTGCTGGTGCGGTTTGGGCAGTTGTTCCCATTGCAGCCATTTGGGATGATGCAGCATTGCTGGCATAAAGTTGCCAAGAACCAGTATTGGTTCCGCCAATCCAAATATATTGTGACCCTGCTGGCGCTGTCGGCTGAACAGATTTATTGCGCAGTGGGTCTGTCATTGTTGCAACTGGTGTAGGTGCAGGGGCTGGCGATGCAGGTGTTTCTGTTGCTGCCGCAGGTGCTGCCATTGGCGTTGGGTCAGGCGCAGCGGCTGCATAGTTAATAGCGGCTGCTTGATCTGCTGCGCTAACAGTAGGAGTTGGGGTGGCTACTGAACCACCATCAAGAAGATCTGCTCTTAATCTAGCCATTAGTTTGCCAATCCAAAACTCTTGAGGAAATCTAATCCTGTTGACATTAAGCTGTCACGAGCATTATTTGTTTGAAGCCACTTAGGATCCTGACGGAGCAAGTTCTCAAATTGCCAAGTAGGCATAGGCTGGCTTGTACCATCTGGTCCAACGGTAAGCCCTGCTGCTTTTTTAATATAAGGATCTGTAGAAATATCTACAGCGTTTGGGTCAATTTCAAGGATACGAGCCATTGAGTTGATATATGGTGAAACAATGTCTGAAACCTTAAAACCTTTATCAATCTTGTCTGCGTATCCAGACCAATCCAACTTTGCCTGATCTTTAATTTGACCCATGAAGTCATTAACAGTTAATCCGCTAGAAGGATTGTTGATGGCGTTTGCGGCATCTTGGTACCAAGAATCAACATGGGCAACACCCATTTGCTGAGCGTAACTTTTGAGAGAGTTGATGTTGTCAAGGGCGGTTCCGCCAGCGGGGGCAATTGCTGGTCCAGTTGCGCCAGTTGCAAGCGTTCCCGCTGCGCCAATTATACCTTGTGTTGCACCTGTTGTGGCGGCTGAAACAATCTTGCTTTTAAGAATCTGTTGGTATCCAGCATTGCCAAAAGCGTTTGCATCATATGCTTGGAATAAAGACTTATCGGCAAGATCTTGAATAACAGAATCGCTTAGTGTGCCGTATCCCATCTGAGAAGCCAACTGCTTGATTTCAGCAGAACGGTTTTGAATATCAACTGGGTATGTATTATTGATGAATTTGGATGTGGCATACAAAAGACC